CAGTGGGCACTATGTCCCGCACGGCATGGACCGACATCGGCACCTTTGACAAGCCCTTGGCGACCGAATATGACCCAACGGACAACGAGGCCACCCTCACCACAATTTACGGCCTTACAGCAGGTCGTAGCCACTTGTACAACCAAGAGGACGGTGTGGACGCCAACGGTGTGGCAATTGAGGCCTACATATATTCTGGCTACTTTGATATTGGTGACGGTGACCAAATGCTGCTGATGCAGAAGTTCATTCCTGACTTTAAGAGTCAAGTAGGGGAGTTGATAGTGCGACTGCTTTTGCGTGCCTATCCACAGGCCTCTGCAGTAGCAAGCTCCTTAGACCCTTATACGATCACACCGACCACGCAGTTTGTCAGCACGCGCGCGCGAGGCAGGCAGATTCAACTGCGCATTGAGAGCGATGAGCTGGGCGGATGGTGGCGCTATGGCACGCTGCGTGTTGACGTTCAACCGGACGGTCTGCGATGAGCAAGATTACCAACGTCCGCCTGCCCAACGCGAGCACTGGCGGGTACGACCCACAGCAGTTCAACCAGCTTGTACGTTCGCTTGAGCAAATTGTTTTGCAGCTCAACACCACCTACACCCCTATCGTCACGGAGAACAAGGACCAGGCGCAAACCTGGTTCCTTGGAAAATAATGTCAAACGCATACAAACGCTTTCAAAAAACGCCGTCTGCAACCATACCGTTAATTGTATTAACGGTTCCTGCTGCCACGGCCGCAATTGTCAAGTCTATTTGGATAGCAAACATAGGTGTAACTAGCACCAACATAACGGTTACCTTTGCTCCTGACGGGGCTGGAACACACTACCTCGTGCCTCTGGAATCGGTGGCTCCAAACAAGTATGTAGACCTCTTGGCCGGTTGGAACGCGGGCCCTTTGGTGCTTGAAGAATACGATGAGCTGTTTGTTACTTCTTCGCAGAATTATGTTTACGTGACTGTAAGTGCGCTTTTGGTGGACAGAAGTTGAGAATTTAATGGATAATATTGCCATTAACGCGTCCTTTCCCGGCGCGCGGCCCGTGAGGCCTTCGTCAAAAATTGGAAAGGACTATCATGGCAAATGAAGGAATCATGGCCTTGCCTCAAGGCATGGGCATGGAGGGCGAACAAGCCCAACAGCAGCAACAAACAGTCACCAGCGCGGACTCCTACGATGCCGCGATGACCGCGCTCGGTATGGTCAACCCTGGCGAGGATGCTGCTCTAAAAGAAGCCATCCGTCAAAACATTGGTGACCTTCAGCTCGCGCCTGCGCAGCTTGACATGCTTATTCAGGTTTTTGAATACATTAGTCAAAACCCCAGCGAATATAAAAGCTTGCTTCAAGACTTGATTAAGGCAGATGCCCTTGATGAAGGAGACATGCCTGAAGAATATGATCCTGAATTTATTGGCGTAATGCTTGTGGTGCTGCAAGAGATGCGGCAGATGCAGGGCGCGGGTGCCCAAGAACCCATGAATATGTCGCCTGTTGTTCAAGGGTTGCAGCCCATGGGCATGGCCTCTGGCGGCTTGGCGGATGTGGCGTCGTACTTGGCTGGCCAAGGCCGCAACGGCGATACCATGCTGGCGCACATCACGCCGCAAGAGGCACAACTGCTGCGCCGACGCGGAGGCTCGGGCACGATTAATCCCGTTACAGGCCTGCCGGAATTCTTTCTTAAGAAAATCTTTAATGCGGCCAAGAGCGTCGTCAAGGGTGTTGTGAACGTCGTCAAGGACGTGGTAAAGAGCCCTGTTGGGCGCATCTTGGCTACAGTTGCATTGGCCACGGTCCTCGGGCCAGCAGGCGTGGGCCTTTCAATGAGCACTGCAGCAGGCCTTGCGGGCGCAGGTACAACACTTTTGGGCGGCGGATCAGTTAAAGATGCTTTAATTTCTGGTGCTATGGGCTACATTGGCGGCGGCGGCACGATCATGGGCACAAGCCCCCTGTCGGCGGTTGGTGGTTACTTACCTGGCGCAGCCGGCAGTGCCTTGAATACAGGCTTGACAACCGGCTTAATCGGTGCAGGTATCGGCAAGTTGGGCGGCATGAGCACCCAAGATGCTTTAAGAATGGGTCTGATTTCTGGTGCATCAGCAGCAGCGCTGCAAGGGTTGAACTCAAAGAGCGATGCTCAAATGCGAGACTCCAACTTTACGGGCGAGGGAAGCTCCACTGGCCCTGTTAGCGATGCTCAAATGCGAGACCCCAACTTTACGGGCGAGGGAAGCTTCACTGGCCCTGTTGAGGCCTCTGGCCCTCTTCCAACAGCGAAAGACTTGCCCATGTTGGCCGACAAACAATACAGCGGTGGCTTAAAAGTGCCTGGCATGAACGCGTCCGGCCAGTCTGCAGGGTTTGACTCCGCCGGTAACTTTAAAGCTGACTACAGCATGACTGGTGGAACTCCTGCTCCAGTTCCTGGTATAGACGCTGCAACCGGCACGGGCACTCGCTTTGGTGGCTCCGCATCAGGTCTTAATGCTTCAGTGCCTCGCACAATAATGCCAAGCGGTGCTGCTAATTACAGTCTGTCAAGCGTGCCCCAAGGCGCGCAACCGGGTTTCATTGACAGCATGGTCACGGGTGCCAAAGACCTGTACAAGGAGTACCTCTCTCCCAGCCGACCTGGCGTAACAGCAGATGCGGGCATCTTGACCAAATACGGCCCCTTGGCATTGGCAGGGACTGCGGCTATGTCGCTTGCAGGTGGCACAAAAACCGAGCCTGCTCAACCAGGGATGTTTGACGATCGAGATTACTACGCCGAATCTAAAAGGCGGGCAGAGGAGCGTAACAAGTTTTTGCAAGAGGGCGGCTATGGGCTTAGTGTTTACAACAAGCCTACGACACCGGAAAACCCTGTTGTTCCCACGCCGTCGTACAGCACCATCCCTGTTGAGCCGCCCGGTAAGGTAATTCCTGCGGGTATCACCAACAGCCCTGCCGGCGTAGCACAGCCATATAACATGGCTGGCCTGTACGGTATTCCAATCATCTACGGTCCCGACGGTCTGCCGCGTCGTATGGCCAAGGGCGGTGACGCCAAGATGACCAACTTCCCTCGTAAGAATGGGCCAATCAACGGGCCCGGTACAGGGACTTCGGATGACATCCCCGCAATGCTGTCAGACGGCGAGTTTGTGTTTACGGCTAAAGCCGTGCGCAACGCCGGAGGCGGTAGTCGTCGCAAGGGCGCGGCTCGCATGTACAAAATGATGAAAATGCTCGAAGGTGGAGCCGTTAAGGGGAAATAAATGGCAGAAGAAACAATCACCACGCAGATAGTCCGGGAAGCCCCGGAGATTGAAGAGTACAAAAAGCGGCTGCTAAAACAGGCCGAGGACTTATCGTATAACGTCGGCCGAAAGACGCTTGCTGAACAGCTTCCCAGCTATCAAGTAGCCGGCTTCACCGCTGAACAAACAGCGGCAATGAAGGCTGCCAGGGATCAGGGTGTGGGCGCGTTTACGCCCTACATGACTGAGGCCAACAAGGCACTGGGAAGCGCGTACACCACGACTGGTGAGGCCGCTGACGTCTTGCGCGGCGCGGACACCCGTAACCAGTTCACTGACGCTCAAAGGGCCATGGGCCAAGCAGGTGGGGCCACGGCCAACATCACCTCTGGCATTGGACAAATCAACCAAGGCTTGGGCTACCTTGACCAAGCCGCGCAGCGTGCAGCAGCATCTGACACCACCGGGCAGTTTGGCGCGGCGCGTCAAGACATAGGCTCGGGCCTCGGAGCGCTGGCCACGGGCCAGAACATGGCGGCATTGTCCAGCCAAGCGGACCTGCGTCCTGCAACGGCTGCAATTTCCCAAGGCATTGGTGGACTGACTCAAGCGCAACAGTTGGCGCTTGGCGCTGGCGGCGCTGACTTTAGCGGCGCTCAAAACCTGATCAGTCAAGGCCTTGGCCAAGGGCAGGACGCTGTCAGCATGGCTGCGCAAGCGGCTCGCCAGCCAGGGTTTGGACAGGCGCAAGGAACTATTCAAGCGGGCATTGGTGCTCTTGCCGGGGCTGCTCAAGGGTACGACCCCCGCTCTGCACAAGGTTTCATGGACCCCTATCGTCAGCAGGTCATTGACGAGACCATGCGTCAGATGGACCGCCAAGGCGCAATTGCTGGCCAAGGCTTGGCAGCGCAAGCGGTAAGGTCCGGCGCGTTTGGTGGTGAGCGCGAAGGTGTACAGCGCGCTGAAATGCAGCGCAATTTGATGGATCAAAAAGCGGGCACGATTGCCAACCTATTGTCGCAGGGTTACGGCCAGGCACAGGCACAGGCAATGGCTACGTTTGAGCAGCAGCAACAGCGTCAAGCACAAGCTGGCCAAGGTATTGGCCAGCTGGGTGGCCAGCAGGCTCAGATTGCCTCGCAGCAAGCGGGTCTGCAACAACAAGCAGCTCAGTTGGCAGCACAACAGGCAGGTCTTGGCGTGCAAGCAGG